ATTGCAGAAGATTTAAGTGGTGTTTTGGTCGCAATGAAAGCCCCGTGTTTTTTTATTGAAGGGGAATATTCGCTACATGAGATTATGTGGCATAGCACAAACGACAAAACATCATTAAAACTGTTTAAGAAATTTATTGAAATTGGGCGTGAAATGAAGAAAATTGGCGAAATAAAAGAAGCGCATTTTTCTTGTTTTACTGATTCTGATTTCAGTAGATATGGTGCAACTAAGTTACAAAACACTTGGAAGATATAGTATGGGTGGCGGTGGCGGCGTTTTAGGTGCGATTGTTGGTGCTGTAGTTTCTATTATTGGATTCGTAACAGGCCAGCCAGAATTAGTAATGATGGGCCTTACTATGGTCGCATCATCTATTGTGTCGGCTTTAACTGCGCCAAAAGCTCCAACTAGCAATGGTTTAACTCAATTAAATACTGGCACTAATTTACAAGTTCAACCAGGAACTAATAATAAACTGCCTATTGTTTATGGCAATTGTTATGTTGGCGGCACAATTACTGACCTTTCTATTACTTCTGATAATCAAAATCTTTATTATGTTATTTCACTCTGCGAAGTTACGGGAAATGGCACGGATTCCATTGCTTATGGCAATATCTATTATGGTGGTAAGTTGTGCTTGTTTAGTGGGCTTACTTATACTGATTCGTCTGTTTCTGTTGCCAGTATTTCTGGCAATAGTATTACTTACTCTGGCACATTATCTATACCCGTCACTTCTGGATTATTGGTTTCATTTGCTAATTCTGGCACACCAATTTATTACACCGTAAGCGGCGTTAATACTATTACCAAAACAATCGTATTTAATAAAGCAATTGATCCGTCTGTAGCAATTGGCAACGAAATGTATGCCGTTAATCCTGGACAAAATTCTAGCACCGCAGTTACAGGATTGGTTGATCCAGCTACAGGTTTAGTAGATAACAAAATAAATGGTTATATCAACATTTATTTGTATAGCAATGGTTCAAATAGCCCTGTAAATAGTTCTCAATCTGCTATTAGCGTAATGCAAGCCGATGGTTTAACTTATAAATGGGACAACACTAAATTAATGACCAATTGTGCATTTGCAATTGTGCATTTAACTTATAACGCCAATGCTGGCGTTACATCCATTAATCAAACACAATTTGAAGTAATTAATTCTAGAATTGCTCCTGGTGATGTTATTTATGATTATTTGACTAGCACCGTATATGGCGGGGCAATTCCAGCCGCCCAAATTGATACTGCCAGCTTAATCGCATTAAATACTTATTGCGCCCAGACTATTACATTTAATAACTATCTTGGCGTACCAGAAACACAGCCTAGATTTACTTTTAATGGCGCAATAGATACCACTCAAAATATTTTAGACAATATACAAAATATTGTGAATTGCTGTGATTGCTTGCTTAAATATAACGAAATCTATGGTGTTTGGTCAGTTATTATTAATCAGCCAACTTATAGCGTGGCAATGGATATTAACGATACCAATATGGTTTCTGCTATACAAGTAGTGTCTTTAGATATTTCTAATACCTATAATATTGCTCAATGCCAATTTCCAGATATTAGTTTAAATAGCTCGTTTAACACTAGCACGGTTAATTTATCACTTGTTGCGCCATCATTGCTTTATCCAAATGAGCCGCAAAACGCCCAAACCATTCAATTGCCATTAGTCAATAACGATGTGCAAGCCCAGCTTTTAGCTACTAGGTTTTTAAAAGCGGCACGGATGGATTTACAAATTACTTGTACCGTAAACTATATTGGATTAGAACTAGAAGCTGGCGATATAGTTACTGTAACCAATGCTAATTATGGTTTTGTTGCTAAACTATTTAGAGTAATTAAGGTTGAGCAAAACTTTGGCGCAGACGGATTAATTTCTGTAGCATTAACTTTATTAGTATTTGATCCTAATGCTTACAACGATGCCAGCGTAACTCAATACAAGCCACAACCTAATAGTGGATTGCCAGCACCTAACAGCTTTGGCACTATTCCAGCACCAGTTATTTTAAATAACTTAAACAATTTGCCATTACCAACTATCGGTATTCAAGTAACAACCAGCACGGCTGGTATTGTTGAATATGCCGAAGTTTGGTATTCAGCATATTCAAACCCGACAGAATCACAATTAATAAGGGCTGGAACAACTGCCGTACAACCCGCTGGTGTGCCTTATGGCAATAGCGCAGTCATGCCAACTGTTTATTTAACGGCGATTCCCGCTGGAAACTGGTATTTCTTTTCACGAATGATAAACAGCCTTACCAAATCTGTATTTAGCCCAGCAAGCGCAATTATTGATTGGCGGCCAGCAACATTTCAATATACCGAAAGATATTTAAGTATTGCTTATGCCGATGATGCAATTGGTACAGGATTTACTACAAATCCTAGAGGAAAGACTTATTATGGAATAGTTAATACCAATATTGATTCTTTTGACATTACGCCATCAAATTACACTTGGTATCAGGCCATACCGCCATTTGGATCAACTGGCACATTAAATTATGTTCTTTTTTGCAATAGGGGCAATAATTTAGTTAGTTTTGGTGTTGGTAATGCCGATTTTGCAAGCGGATCGGCTTTGTTTGTGCCTACAGATACGGCTAATTATGATCCTACCATTTGGCAAGGTTTAGAAGATGGCTACAATATTATTGACCTTACACAGCGGTCAGGACAACTTATTCAAAGTGGTACTACTACGGTTGGTACAGGCGAAATTGCTGTTACCAATAATCCTCAAGGACAAGTTATTGCATCTTTAGCCAAATTGTTAAGTTTTCCTGGCGGCGCATCAACTTATACATCTAGTTCGGCCACTTTAACAGTTGATATATATGGGCGTGTAATTGGATTTACAACTCCAGATACATTCTATTACACCATGACAGCATTTGACGCTTCTAGCGGTCAAACTGTATTTAATGTTACTAGAGGTTCTGAATACTTGGCTGGAAACTGCTTAGTTTTTCAAAATGGTTTATTTTTAAACCCAAGCGATTTTACGGATACTGCTGGATCAACTGGAACAGTAACTTTAGCTATTGGCGCAAATCTTAACGATATTATTACAATTATTTCTTTTGCATCTTCAAACGCCACTAGCGGAATTTACAATTCATTTACTATTAATTCTGCAACATTAACTAATTCTGGGTCATACACGGCATCAGGTTTTACTCTAGTTAGCGGCAATGAATTGCTGTTTTTAAACGGCACAATTGTAAATGCTCAAGACTATAATATATCTGGTCAAACCATTAGTTTTGTAAATGCCGTTTCTGGAGATTTAGAAATTTTGCAATGGACAAACAATAATCAAGGACAGCCCAACGGAAACCCATCTAATGTGGATGTTTTTACAATTGTTGGGCAAACTATTTATCCATTTACACTTAACCCATTAGCGTTTAATCTATATAATAATGGAGTATTATTATTGGAAACTGTAGATTATTCTGTTACAACTGGTAGCTATACATTGGCGCAAACTCCAACTAGCAACCTTAATATTTTAGTGGAACAATCTTTTAATAGAACAGGGGCAGTATGACACAAGCACTTAATTTAGCCAACTTTGCAAATTATCTCAATTCATCTGGGCAAGTTTCAAATGCTGGTTTGCAAACTCCAGCAACAACTTCTATTCCATCTGGATCAGTAGTCCTTTTTTATCAGGCTTCTGCTCCAACAGGATGGACACAAGTTACCACCCTTAATGATTATGATTTGCGATTAGTTTCTGGTTCTGGTGGCTCAACTGGCGGTACAACTGCGTATTCAAGTGTATTTACCAATCAAACAGTTTCCACAACAGTTTCAGTATCTGGAAGCACTGGTGGTACAACACTTTCTACTGGACAGTTAGCTAGTCATAATCATAATGTATATGTTGGACCAACTTGTTGCGCTACAATTAATGGTGTTTACGGGGCTGCTACCACCCCAAGTATCCAATATTCTTCAGCGGTGCTTTATACAGGTGGCAACGGCTCGCATAACCACTCATTTTCTGGTTCAGGCTCAGGCACTTCATCTGCTGTTACATTAAATGTCCGTTATGCAAACATTATTATTTGTTCTAAAAACTAATGAAAATTGAACCTAAAGCAAATTGTCCATTAAATAACTTTGAACCTTGTAAGCAACTTGATTGTGCTTGGTTTATTGAAATTCATGGCACTCATCCTAATACTGGCGAACCTTTAAAAGATTGGGGATGTGCTATGTCAATGATGCCTATGATGTTGATTGAAAATGCAAGACAACAACATTCAACTGGTGCGGCTATTGAATCATTTAGAAATGAAATGGTAAGAGCAAACGAAGCAAGCCAAAGAGTTTTATTGGCAACTGCTGGTATCCCACAACAAACACAAACTATGATTTTGGAGAATTAAAATGAGATTAACTATTGTTCCTATTGATAAAAAAGTTGGAGTTGATGAAGTATTTTTAGACCCTCTAGATTTATCTACTTGTGGTATTCCAGCAAATATTCATGCTTTGCAATGGTACGAAACCGAAGGCGAAGTAGAGTTTGTTAATAACCCTGACAGAACCAAACCACAGAATGAAATCATTTCTGTATTGCCTGATTGGGCTAATGCTTGCGTTGCTGTTTATAAAGCATGGACACCGCCTGTTATTGTGCCAGCACCAAATCAACCGAAAACTACTGGTGTAGCGGCTGCTTAATGGTAACCCCTTCAACTCTTGCTCATTCTTTTACCTATGATGGAGCACAGTTAAATGTGTACCATGCAGATAAAGGACAGGGTTTGCCTAGCCATTCTCATTCTTATTCTCATGCAACTATGTGTAATGCTGGTTCTTGTTTAATAAGTCTTGAAGGTCGAAGCTACACAATAAATAAAAATAGTCAGCCTTTAAATTTACCCGCTGGCGAATGGCATGAAATTGAAGCATTAGAAGATGGAACAGTTTTTGTAAATGTATTTGCTGAAGGCAAGTATTAAAGTAAAATAAGCAAAAGATAAAACATGATTCGTAGCCCTGTAAGTGTATAGGGCTATTAACCGAGAATTGGAGAAATCATGGCAGTATTTAATCAAAACACCTTAACTCAGGTGTCGGGTTTTGACAACCCTATCATTGCTGGCGAATTGGTCTGGGATCAATCTACATATTGGAATTTGCGTATTACCGCAAATGATGGTGTAACCCCTATTGATTTATCAGATGCCACAATTGATGCTCAAATTATTCGCAGAGAAGTATCTAATATTCAAGATACTAGAACGGGTTTGTCATTTGATATTGCCAATTACAATCCAGCCCCAACTCCAATTCCATTAACCATTACAAATATTGATAATGCAACTGGGTTTTTTACATTAGTTATTAATGATACCGTTTGGGGATTAATGGCTGATGATCCTGAATTAGATATTGATGCTCAAAATTGTGTAGGTTTTTCAGGCCGCATTAAAGTAAGTTTTGCCGCAACTGGTTCTACACCGCAAAACGATTACATCATTTTCTTATTATTTTTAGTTCGTTCTGATGGCATTGTGGTGGAATAATTATGGCAAATATGAAAGTAACGGTCATTGACCAAAACAATGTAAATATTGCTGTAAACCCAACGCCAAATCAAGTAATTAATATTGATCGTGGATTAATTGGCCCACAGGGTATTAGCGGTTATTCAGGCATATCTGGCTATTCAGGCGCAATTGGCGCATCAGGTATTAGCGGCTATAGCGGTCAACAAGGTGTATCAATTAATTTAAAAGGTTCTGTCCCTACTGTTTACGATTTGCCAGATACAGGCAATCAGCCTAATGATGGCTATTATGTAGAATCAAATGGTCATTGGTATGTTTGGAATGGCACAAGCTGGTTTGATGCTGGAATGATTGTTGGCCCACAAGGCACAAGTGGTTATTCTGGTTTTTCTGGACATTCTGGGCCATCGGGCGCAGATGGTATGTCAGGTTATTCTGGCTTTTCTGGAAGCGGCGTTAGTGGTTATTCTGGTTTTTCTGGTTATTCTGGATTAGGTTTATCTGGTCATTCTGGCTATTCTGGAGTTAGTGGCGCAAGTGGCTATAGCGGTTATTCAGGCATTAGCGGTTTTAGTGGTTTTGGAATATCTGGTTATAGCGGTTACAGCGGATCAGGCATTTCTGGTTATAGCGGCTATAGTGGTTTGCGTGGAAATACTGGATTTTCTGGTTATAGTGGATTTAGCGGCATTTCTGGTTACTCTGGTGATAGTGGAATATCAGGATTTTCTGGTTACAGCGGCACAAGCGGTTACAGCGGTTTTAGTGGAATAAGTGGATATAGTGGTTATTCTGGATTTAGCGGTTATAGCGGCATTAGCGGATACAGCGGCATATCTGGTTATTCAGGATTAGGTTTATATTTTGATGGGCCTTGGGATTCTGCTACAGCTTATATTTTAAATTCCATTGTTACTTACAATGGTGATACTTTTATTGCAATTCAAAATGTACCAGCTTTTCAAGATGCCCCAAGCATTAATCCTGTTTATTGGGAATTGTTTGTACCACAAGGCATTAGCGGTTACAGCGGTATATCTGGCTTTTCTGGCATTAGCGGTTTTAGTGGTATCTCTGGCTACAGCGGTTTTAGCGGAATTTCTGGGTACAGCGGATATAGCGGAACTAGCGGCTACAGCGGCATCAGCGGATTTTCTGGGTATTCTGGAATAAGCGGTTACAGCGGATTTAGCGGACACTCTGGGTTTTCAGGTTTTAGCGGAATTAGTGGCTATAGCGGATTTTCAGGAATTAGCGGCTATAGCGGATATAGTGGGTATAGCGGAATTTCTGGGTATTCAGGAATTAGCGGTTATAGCGGCATTTCTGGGTTTTCAGGCTACTCAGGCATTAGCGGTTACTCAGGAAGCGGTGTAAGCGGCTATAGTGGCTTCTCAGGCATATCTGGATACTCAGGCTTTAGTGGCATTTCGGGTTTTTCAGGAATTAGCGGCTACAGCGGTTTCTCAGGCATCTCTGGTTACTCTGGTTTTAGCGGCATCAGCGGCTACTCAGGTAGCGGCGTATCTGGCTATTCAGGATTTTCTGGTATTTCGGGTTTTAGCGGTTTTAGCGGAATAAGTGGATTTTCTGGCTATAGCGGTATTTCTGGATATTCAAGTTTTAGCGGTTACTCTGGTATCAGCGGCTATTCAGGATTTTCAGGAATTTCTGGTTATAGCGGTTCTGGCGTAAGCGGTTATTCTGGTTATAGCGGCTCAGGTATCAGCGGTTATTCTGGATTCTCAGGCTATTCTGGTGCTATTGGCCCAGCTTCTTATACTCGTTATACCTATACAACTACCGCCAATCAAACCACATTTACTTTAACTTATGTGCCAGGCGGCATTTCTGTATATAACAACGGTGCTTTGCAAGTTAATACTACAGATTATGTAGCCACAAATGGGACTACTGTAGTTTTTAATAATCCATTACCCGCTGGCAATATTGTTGAAATTATTGTTTTAAGCGTTGGAAGCTATGGATTAAGCGGTACATCTGGTTATTCTGGCTATAGCGGAATTAGCGGTTACTCTGGCATTAGCGGATTTAGTGGCATCAGCGGATTTAGCGGTTATAGCGGCATATCAGGCTATTCTGGAAGCGGAGTATCAGGTTACTCAGGATTTAGCGGCATAAGCGGTTATAGCGGTTATTCAGGCATATCTGGCTATAGCGGTTACTCCAGTTTCTCTGGTTACTCAGGAATTAGTGGTTTCAGCGGCTTTAGTGGTATTTCTGGTTTTTCAGGATATTCTGGAATTTCTGGTTATAGCGGCACAAGCGGTTTTAGTGGAATTAGCGGTTACTCTGGATTTTCTGGTATTTCAGGCTACTCTGGTTCTGGTATATCTGGTTATAGTGGCATTTCTGGCTATTCAGGTTTTTCAGGAATCAGCGGCTTTAGTGGTATTTCTGGCTATAGTGGCATCAGCGGATACTCTGGTAGCGGTGTTTCTGGTTACAGCGGCTTTTCTGGCATTAGCGGCTACTCTGGTTTTTCAGGCATAAGTGGCTACAGCGGTATCAGCGGGTACAGCGGTATCAGCGGATTTTCTGGCTCGGTAGGTGCTGGTGGTGTTCGTGGCTATTGGGGTTCATTCTGGGATACCACTAATCAAACTGCCGCAAGCACTACAGCTTCTTATATTTTTAACATAGGTCAAACTGATGCAAATAGCACAGGAATAAGCATTGTTTCTGGTAATAGAATTACTTTTGCTAATGCTGGTGTTTATACAATTCAATATTCTGTCCAGTTTCAAAATACATCTACTGGTTCTGGCAATGATAATGTTGATGTTTGGTTTAAAATAAATGGAACAGATATTGCAGATAGTAATAGCATTTTTAATATTCCTAGATCACAAGGCGGCACAAATGGATATTTAATTGCTGTTACACCATATACATTGAAATTAAATGCTGGCGATTATATTCAGCTTGCTTGGGCAGTATCTACAACTAGTATTTCAGCGGTAACAACAGCGGCACAAACAAGCCCTACTGTTCCAGAAACTCCTTCTGTAATTGTTTCTGCTACTCAAGTGTTTTATACCCAATCAGGCTATAGTGGTACAAGCGGCTTTAGTGGTTATAGTGGCATTTCAGGTTACAGCGGGTTCTCTGGCATTAGCGGCTACAGCGGAAGCGGTGTATCTGGTTATTCTGGTTATTCAGGATCAGGTATATCTGGCTATAGCGGATTCTCAGGCATAAGCGGGTATTCTGGCTTTAGCGGAATTTCTGGATATAGCGGTTACTCTAGTTTCTCTGGATATTCTGGCATTAGTGGATTCTCAGGATATAGCGGCTCTGGTATTTCTGGTTACTCAGGTTACTCAGGATCAGGAGTTTCAGGCTATTCAGGATATTCAGGTAGCGGTATTTCAGGTTATTCTGGTTACTCAGGTTTAGGACTTTCTGGTTATTCTGGAGCAGTTGGAACATCGGGCTATAGCGGATATAGTGGCGCTGTTGGAGCATCTGGTTTTAGCGGATATTCTGGTTCTGGAGTATCAGGATTCTCTGGGTTCTCTGGATATAGTGGTGCTGGTTCAGCCACAATGACCTATGATATTTTTACTGCTACAGCTTCACAAACTACATTTACAACTTCAACATCTTATGTATCGGGCAAAATTGAAGTGTTTGCCAATGGTGTTAAGATGCGAAATGGAACAGATGTAACTGTAACAAGCGGTACAAATATTGTTTTTGCAACTGGTTTAACTGTTGGAACTATAGTAGATGCAGTTTATCCGCATTGATAAAGGAATAATATAAGACAAGATGAAATACAGCATAGTAATACCAACATATAACAATTGTGAAAATTACCTTAAACCTTGTATTGATTCAATAATCAAATACACCGACATGACCAGCGTAGAGTTGGTTGTGTCGGCTAATGGTTGCACCGACAATACTAGGCAATACTTAGATTATTTAAAAACAGCTATACCTAACTTGCGTATAGTTTGGAATGATGAAGCATTGGGCTTTGCCAAAGCGACCAATGCTGGCATTAAAGTCGCAACAACTGACAAAATTGTATTGCTTAACAATGATACAGTTTTGCTTGAACAATCTAAAAACAAATGGTTGGAAAGACTAGATCAAGGCGATATATGCGGTGTTTTGCCGCAGTATTCTGATATTACTAAAAGATGGTTTTTGGTTTTCTTTTGTGTAATGATTCAGCGCAAAGTTTTTGATAAAGTTGGTTTGCTTAATGAAGATTATGAAACTGGCGGCAATGAAGATATAGAGTTTTGTTTAAAAGCCCAAGATGCAGGATTTGTTTTGGAAGAATGTGGCTCTAAAGGCGATTTTCCAATTTATCATCATGCAGAAGGCACTATGCACGATCAAGCATTAGTCCCAGATTGGGATAATAAGTTTTTGCTTAATCAACTTAAATTAGCTCAAAAATACAATTTAGATTGGTATCGTTGGCGGCTTTCCAATAATTATGAACGGGCAGTATTTCTTAAAGGCGATGCAGTATTTCCTAGAGAAACGCAACGATACGAATGGGCCAACAATAATATATATGGAAATTCAATTTTAGAAATAGGATGCTCAACAGGATATGGAAGCCAATTTTTTGATTCAGAACTACATTATCTTGGTCTTGATTACGACCCAATTATTGTGGATGTGGCTAAGAATCAAGAATGGGGAAGAAATAGAGAATTTCATCGGGCGGATATTAATACTTATAATTTGCCTAGTGTCGATACTATTATTGCTTTTGAAGTTATTGAGCATTTAGACAATGGGCTAGAAATTGTAAAGTTATTACAAAAGCATTGTAAAGTTTTGCTAATTACTGTCCCGCACAATGAGCCAAAAAACTTTTGGGGTGAGCACCATAAACTTCATGGATTAACAGAAACGAATTTTCCTGGCTTTGAATTTGAATATGTTGATGAGCATGGTCAAATAACCAAAGAATTACAACCCATTACAGAACAAAACAGATGTAATCTAATGCTATGCAAATACTCTGCTCAGTAGCCACCAGAGGGCGTTATACAACAACTTTGCCAATGGTTTTGATGGCTATAGCCAATCAAACTAAAAGCCCTGATAAGCTAGTTATTTTTGATGATAACGACAATCCCGAAGATATGAGGGAAAACCCTATATATCAGCACATATTTAAAATATTAGATTACAAAAAAATTGCATGGGAATGGTTATTTGCCGACAAAAAAGGTCAGCATCATATTCATCAAAAAGCTAACGAAATGGGTTATGAATGGGTTTGGCGTGTTGATGATGATGCCATTCCAGAACCAAATGTATTAGAAAATTTATATAAATGTGCAATTGAAAATTTTGATGTAGGCGCAGTTGGTGGGTCAATTTTGACTTTACCAGCAATATTTGATACATCTTATTCCACAGGCAAAATTGCTGACATTGATAAAGAACCCAATATTCAATGGAATATTATTAATAAAGCAAGAAAAGTAGAGCATTTGCATTGTTCATTTTTATATCGTGCTGGATTGCATGATTACAACTTGGGTTTATCCCGTGTAGCCCATAGAGAAGAAACACTATTTACTTATGGATTACATCAAAAAGGACTTAATCTATTAGTTTGCCCAGATGCAATTACTTGGCATTTAAAAGCTCAAGGCGGCATCCGTAGCGAAACTAGAGAGGATATGTATGCACATGATGAACAGATTTTTAGAAATATCGTACAGTTTGCCGCTTCTAACATTGTTGTCCTTAATTGCGGTGCTGGCGATCATATTGTTTTCAGCCATATTCTTCCTGATATACCTAATCCCGTTGTATTTACTTGCTACCCTGAGATTGTGCCAGGTCGATCTATTGCCGAAGCTCAAGCGTTATTTGGGGATTTAGACCGCTGGAATGTTTATAAAAAAATGGCTCAATGGAATTGGAAAGGTAGTCTTGAAGATGCATACAGAAAGCTATACTTATGATACTAATTTCACCTTATTCCAAACCATTGCAAAATGGAAAACGTAATCCTAAAAATTACCCTTACTGGAAAGAACTTCTATCATTAATTTCTGAGGAAGTTGTGCAAGTCGGAGTTGATGGCGAAGAACAAATAGCCCCGCAGTTTCTAAAGAATTTGCCAATTGCCAGATTGCGTGAATTAATTGCTGAGTGTCGCATTTGGATTGGCTGTGATAGTTTTTTTCAACATTTAGCATGGGATTGTGGCAAGCCTGGCATTGTATTATGGTCGGTATCTGATCCGTTAATATTTGGGCATCCAGAAAACATCAATTTATTAAAGTCCCGTAATTATCTGGCGCAGAATCAGTTTCTCTGGTGGGATTTTACTGAATATAACCCCGATGCGTTTGTAAAGCCAGAAGAAGTGATAAAATTCCTATAAATCATAATATAAGACTTATTAACTACTATTTTGTATGAGCCTTGTATGTCTAATATTACCGAAACAGAAGCTAGACTAAATTCCCATGAAGCCGTATGCGCCATTCGATATGAATCGATTAATGCAAGGCTTAAAAGACTAGAACAAATTTTAATTGCTTGTGCTGGTTTTATTATTGTTACATTAATTAGTTTAAAGTGGCACTAATGGAAAATTTAGATTCAGCCAAAGAAGTAGCGGGAAAATCCATTGGTAAGCATGGATTAGCCTATATTACGGCAATTATTGTAATTAGCGTTGCCGCTAGTATATTTTTAGATTCATCCAAAATTGCCGCTGTTATCGGTATGGCTGGCGGTGCAATTATGGCTATCATCAATATGATGAACGCTGTGTCTGGTACAACAGAAAAAGAAGAAAAACCAGAATTTATGGTTATTCAGAATCTTATTGAAAAATTAGATCATTTGGCAGATAAAGAGCCGCCAATGTCAGTTACCGTTGATGGCGATAAAGTTACTGTAACCAAAGGTTCAGATACTATTACAACCAAAAAATGAACGAAATATTTACTCATATTCTTACTGGAAAAGATAATCAAACCCACGATATTGCTCGCTGGGCTTGGATGCTTGGCTTTGTAGTAGTAGCAATTGCCGCAATCTATCTAATCTATTCTGGCCACGAAATTAGCCTTACAGAACTTGCTGGTGCTTTAGGCATCGTTTCTGGTTCTGGTGCGGCATCTGTGGCCGCCAAACAAATGTCTGGCGCAGAACCACAATAATGTTTCCATTGCCTATTTTTACCTATGTCAAAATTGGATTGGTTGCTCTGGTGCTATGCGGCTTTTGGTATTCTGGCTATCATTTTGAGCATATACGATTCGTTAAATTTCAAGATGATGTTAGACAAGCGGCAGAGAAACAAGAAGCAGAAAACGAATCAATCAAGAAACAACAAGAAATAGCCAATAGGAGCATTACAAATGAGTACGAAACTAAGCTATCTGCTGTCCGTTCTTATTATGGCGGGTTGCACAACTCCAGTAGCAGTAAATTGCCCAGCCTTTCCAACCCCGCCAGCGGAACTGATGAAAGCCCCGCCTACTATCGGCTTGCTGAATCCTGTTCTGAAACAACAGCCCAATTAACTAGCTTACAGGAATGGCTGGCTACCCAAGTTGGCATAACAAATGGAAAATAATTACAACGAATGTCTGCGTTTACTTTTGAAATCCGAGGGTGGCTGGGTGGATGGTGACAAAATTGGTGATCCAGGCGGCGAAACCAATTTAGGTGTAACTAAAGCAGTCTGGGAAGAATGGGTTGGGCATGAAGTTAAAACCATGAAGAATTTAACTCCAGAAGATGTTGCACCAATGTATAAAGCTAAATATTGGATGTCAACATATGCAAATCAATTACCCAAAGGATTGGATTTTCTCTGTTTCTCAATGGGAGTTAATGCTGGCCCAGGCAGAGCAATTAAATTACTCCAGCAATCCATTGGTTGTGTCCCAGATGGAATCATTGGCGTACGAACTATTGCTCAAATTACCAATTCAAGCATTAATGACCTTATCGAAAAATACTCAAAAGCCAGAGAAGATTATTACAACAGCTTGAACAAACCTCAATTTATAGAAGGCTGGCTCAAGCGTGTTGAAAACGAAAAAGCCGAAGCCTTATCAATGGTTAATGGTTAGCCAAAAACCATAGCCAAATATAGCTACTATAGCTAAAGCCGATATAAAAGCTCCAAAACCGCCATAGTTCGCTTCTTGTGGTCTAGTTATGGCGGTTGCATAATCAGCATCTTTAAACGCTTCTGATGCTGTTTTGGTGGTTTGTGTGTAGCGTGTGTATCTTGTAGTGAAATCTGCGTAGTTCATCTTGATCCCCAAATTTGTATTTCAAGTTGTTCAATTTGTTGCATAAGCCATTTATTTTTGGTTTCTAAAAACTTCACTTTTTCTTGCAACTGGGTAATTAAATTGGCATTTTCAAACAACAATGTTTGAATATCTTGCCGATCTTCCGTAGTAAATGTAGTCATTTCTTGTGCCTTTCTTATTTCAAATTCTTTATTCCAAACTGTTGTTTTGCCATCTGACCAGCCATATTGAGTAAATAAAACAGGCATAAAGTAATCAGGATGGTTTACCCATTGGCTTTTACTAACAAGATGGGGCTTTTCAAGTTCTAATATTTCTAATCTCATATATCTTTGAACTTTATAATTAAAGCTATACACATCAAAGCAATTATCAAAGCCAACAAACGAATTCCAATAATTAAATAATCAGCCATTCTCTTGTGCCTTTTCAACCAATGCTTTTGACCAATCAATAGGTTCTCGCTTAACAATTTCCTCATGATGACAATGGGTGCATCTATAGATTGTGCAAGTATTACTTCCACCACAAGCACCCATGATTCCATCAAAGTCTTTATTGCAATTTTTACAAGTTATTTGATGCATTTCTCTTGCGCCTTTCGATGTTTCATGTTTTCAGCATGACTTAAAACCCTTAAATTTTCGATTCTATTGTCATGTCTAATTCGATTGATATGGTCAATTTCTAAAGGTGCTTCAGGCATATAACCATGAAACATTTGAAAAATTATTCTATGCACTAAATATCGTTTTTTGTTAATAGAAACTTGTTTATAGCCGTCTGTAATGGTTGCACCAGCCAAACTGCCAGCCTTTTGCCGACCACGACTAACTTTCCAATAAAGTTCGCCATCTTTATATTCAAACAAATCTTTCATTTTTCAGAAGCCCTTTTTAGTATTGCTCTAGCAAAATCCACCATTTTTGAATCAAGACCAATCCAGCTACCATTTGAATGTCTTACAAAAATTCCTTTATCTTCTGACCAATTAAATCCAGCTTCTTCTGCTGAACTAATTATTTCCTCATCTGTTAGTGTCTTTGCTGGATGGGTGTAGAGTGGCATTGAAGAATCCGCATTTGAAGCCTTATCCCAATTAAGCCATCCTTCATCACCAAATTTGTTTATCCACGCTACTGGTTCATTGTTCATATCAATCCTTAAATTTCAAAATTGGTTTGTTTAATGATTCCAATATCCATTGGCAATATTGCTTTAATTCGTCAACCGTTTCACCGCCTACAGTTGCGACAGTATGACCCATTGGTTTGCCCATTGAATCGTAATAGACTTCCCGCACTTCAATGTATGGTTGACCAGGCAAATCGGGATCATCTAAATGCACTAACCTTAAATTCCAAGTCATAATAATTCTTCCTGTTCTTCAACAATTTTGCGTAGGTCTAAATCCTCATCCTTAAATATTTTCACAAATAGACTACGAGTAGGATTGCGATCAACATCCAGGTAACATGATCCACTAACAATATACCGAAGAAAATGAGTGCAAGCCCAATCATTTTTTTTGCAATCTTCTTTATATCGGCAATCATCACAAGGACATTTTTCATCAAAAAGGCTCATTGCACCTTTTCGCATTAAAACCCCCAACCAAACATTAATCCAAGGATGATCCCAAGAAGAATTACGCCAATCCAATTAATTAAAATTTGTTTCATTTTGCGCCCCTTGCAATACGATATTCTTTAAATTTTTTGCTGTCAGACCAGCGATCCAATACTTTGTAATCTTGATTCTTAATATCTAATACTCTGGCGGCCAAGCGCATACAACCAACTTTAGCCAAAGCATCCAATGGGCTTATCCATTGTTTCTTCATCAACTCAATTAATTGCTCGTTTTGTGATTTTGTGTCCATTTGATTCCCCTAAAAAGATGCCCCCGTAGGGGCGGTTAATTAATCTAATTTAATTGCAACAACTTCATTGCGTGTATCTGTATATTCAAAAAAATAATGTTTTACAGAATTTAAAATTTGATTTGCTTTTTTAGTATGGCCCATTGAAATCATTTCTTGTGCATCAGAAAGCATACCAGCCAATGTCATATTGATGTTGTAGGCACGATCAAAAAAGCCTTCCAAACTATCTGTAGTTGTGCCAAACATTTTGATGTCTTGATTGTTCATTTTTTACTATCCTTTTTAATTACCATCCCCCGATGGAGTAACCACAGATTAATGTATTACAAGTTATCATAATACTAGGGGAAACCCTAAGTTTAAATAAATATACAAATATTGGACAACAATGTCACATTTTTTCATGACTTTTTATTGAAATTTCATGCACTTACAAGCGTTTTTAAAATAGGTCAGCTAACAATAACAAAGTAAATTTTTAGCAAATAACAAAGTAATAAAAAGTTTCCCGAACGGGAAGAATTGATAAAAAAGTGTGCAAAAGTAGAAAAATATTCCCGAACGGGAAGAATTGATAAAAAAGTGTGCAAAAGTAGAAAAATATTCCCGAACGGGATATTTTGTAAGAAAAAGTTATAACATTCACAATGTTAAACACAACAAAAGTATGTTAAATGACTCATTAATAAGGCTTTAAGTTATTTAAGGACTCTTTAATAAGTCAACAAATGTGTAATTAGTTACACATTTTTAATACAAAATGTCAATAAATGTGCTGATATACATACTTTTTGTCAATAACTATACCTATAGGTATCAATATGTATAAGAAATTGCTACTTATGGGTAGAAGGTGGCCT